TTTGATTCTTTATTTTGTTAAAATTATCTGAATTAATTAACATATTTGTATATTAGACGAAATTATAATTCTTTCACCATCTAAACGATTTTCACCTTTGTGTAACAAATTACTTGGAAAAATTACAAATTTTCCAACTTCAGAATGTAGATCAAACTCATTCTCCATACTTGTTAAATTTGGGCTGTAAAAAGTTGTCCCTCCTATAGAGGATAAATATAGAATACTTGAGAAGTTGTTAGTAGCACCATTAATAAAATTTGCATGGCTATGTTTATCATGAATACTATTTTTATTATAAAAAGCTGTCCAATATCTATCTACGTTAAAATTTTTAAATTGATTTATCATTGAATACATAAGTTTTTCATATTCATGAAGTTGGACTGGATTGTTATAATCTGAGTAATAATCACCCACTCCACCATGATTTGAAAATATTTGACTTCTTTTTTTAATTTCTTCTTTTTTAAATAATACCTCATTTATTAAAGGTTCAATTTCTTCATTTGTAAATTGAAAAACAAACACTTTTGTAGAAAAAAGTTCTAAATTTTTATTTTGTTGCATATTCTACTTTTAAAAATTTATCGACTATTTTTTTAGGCTCAATCTCAACACAGTATGGATACTCTGATATGATATTAGTATTGTTTTCATAACCAAACATTTCTGGTTTTGATGTGCCCCAAAGCACAACACCCTTTTTATTAAATGATTTATTTGCACAGATATGTTGTAATGAACTATCAATACATATGAAAGATACACAATATTTAGCAAGTATGATAAAATCTATTTTGTCTACAAACCTTGGATTACCACCAAAGTTATTAAAAGCCATAGTGTTTAGTAAAGGGTCTTGCTCATTATCGTGCCCAAACACAATTATATTAACATCTGGTAATGCCTCTCTTAATAAATTAACAACTTCTTGTCCTTGATTATAGTTTCTTCCTGCATTTTCTGAGTCATAATTTTCTACCTTTGCACTTTGTCCGCCTGTAAACTGCACTAAAACAAACTTACCTAACTTCAAAATGTCTTTTTCTAATTCTTTCTCTCTTCTTTCATTAATGCAAAAATTAGGTCTTTTGTCATTACTGTCTGGCAAGTCATACATTTGTCGCCAATAATCTATAATGTGACAATCGCCTTTTAAAAAATTAGATCTGTATGGTTCATTATAAAAAACATTCCAATAATTATTGAAGAAAGTATGTGTATGATCATGTAAAGGTAGTATGTGTAAAGGTGTTGAGAAAGCAATCCGTTTATCGTATTTAAAAAGTTCTGGCCAATTTGACATAATACAAATTTTTTTTAAAACAGTTAAATCATCTAGTAACGAAGTAAATTGTAAATGTTTACCTACTCCACCCTCTAAAATATGAATGTCTGGTAATTTATCTTGTAGCATATTCTACCTTTAAATATTCTATCTTTCTTACCCAACCTCTTGGTATTGCTATAGCACCACCCCCATGATTGTCACCCTTATCTAAACACCAAGATCTCATAATTATAATTTTATCATCATTATTTACCATCATGTATCCTACCTCCTGGCATACGGCTAATGGAGCATCAAATATTTCTTTAACAGGTAGCCATCCGGTTTCTGTATCCTTTGCGTCTAACCAAGTAATTCGTACCATCGGATATTTATTTATGTCGATGTTTTCCATGCAATAGTATGTCTAAAATGATCTGTTAAATTTTGATTAGCCTTATGAAACAGCTTTGCATCAAATATTACGAGTCTATTTGTTTTGTAAGCTATCGTAGGGCCGTTTTGAAATTGTAAATCTCCTAACTTTTCAATATTTTCGCATTCATCAGGAAAAAATAAATATGTAAAATCGCCATCGTCGTCGTGAAATCTACCTCCAGTGCGTGGCGGATAACAATTAACATAAGTACGAAGTAATTTATTATTTAAATTAAATTTTTTGTTAAATATTTTAAACAAAAATTTATGACTTGGTATATCATCAGTTATAGAATTAAAAAATATATTACCATCTCCTTCAATGGATTCGTGTTTAAAATAATTTAAATACTGCAACTCAAACTGAACATATTTAAGTAAGTCTTTGCTAATAACATTATCGAAAGTTTTAATAATCATTCAGCTTTAAATTCTGCATTTTTTGGAATTAAACGTAAATTAAAAGATACAGATCTTCTCTCTTCGTTAGGTGTCCTAAAGGGGTACACCATGTGTGTTAGCCAAGATGGAAACATAAATATGTCGCCTACCTCTGGTGAATGTTGCAGTTTATGTCCACCAAAAGTTTTAGGATCGCCACACATAAAAACAATGTCACCAACACTGGGATAATGATCTTCAGCTGCTCTTTCCTTGTCAATACTTTTTGGCATTTTGGTATAGAATACACCTGATAAGTCACCATCGTGCATATGTGCTGGATTAAAATCGCCTGCCCACTGGCTCACGGCCCACATAGATTCAACGACCATCTTATCTACGTTTCCAATATCTAAGGTTTCACTAGCTGGGGGTATGCTTATATATTGTTTGACCATTTCACCTAATAAAAAAACTAATTGCTGTCCTTCTTTATCTATCCACTCTGGTGGCATACGAACTTCTTGTTTTACATTTCCTGCAAGATTGGGAGACCAATCCCATTGTTTTGCTAATTTAGGGTCGCCAAGTATCTCGTCACATTTTTTATTAACTATATTTAATATATTATCGGGTACTTTGCCTTTGATCACAGTAGGACCAAATGGACGTATAGCGTCAAATTTTAATTTAATTTCTTTTTGCATTCGGAGTTCCTCCATTTATCTATTGTCATATAACAATAATTTGCCTATAATTGTACAATTAATTGGCTTATTTCACAAGCCCTGCCAGCTTGCTAAAACAATCACATAAATTGCAATAGGAGATTATGCTAGGTAAGTTTTTTAAAAAAATTAAAGATGTAGCGGCTGATTTAAGCCCTTTCGCAGGAGTTGCAGCTTCAGCATTTGGTTTAGGTCCGCTATACTCAACATTGATTGGTGCCGGTGTACCGTTGCTCGCGGGCAAAGGGGGGAGAGAAGCATTAGCTGGAGGTATTGGTGGATATTTTGGAGGTCAAACTTTTGGTAAAAACACTTTAAAAGATGTGCTTACTGACGAAGCTATAAGAAAAGCTGCAGGCGAAAGATTTAAAAAGGCAGCAATATTTGAAAGTTTAGGTGAAAACAATCCATTAAGAAATTTACCAGCAGTTTTAGGAGGCACAGGATTTTTGTATGGTGTAGGTGCTTTTGACACTGATCAAGCTCCAAGTAATTTAATAGAAGATTTTACATACAATCCCGCAGACAATAAATTAATTACTTCAGGTGTATCAGATAAATTTTTGGAAGATGCTCAACAAGCAGATATAATTGGTAACAATCCAGGCGACATCTATGAATTTTTAAGAAAAGTAGGATTATTAAATAGCGATGGCAATAGAATGACATTTGATGATGGTAAGGGCACGGTTATGGGCATGACTCCACAAACACTTTTTAGGATGCCAACAACAGATGAAAGAATTGAATCAGCAAATAGAATGGCTCAACTTGAAGGCTCTGAAGAATACGAGGCATACATTAAAAGATTAATAGATGAACAAATAAAAAGGGGTAAACCAAAACCAGATACCTTTATTTCAGATAAAGCAGGTAAAGGTAATTTTGCTACTGGTGGTGGTATTGGTGATTTAATGGAGCCTAGTATGATGGGAGGTCAAATTGGTGGAGACAGAGTAAATCCTATTGGAGGTAGATTAGTTGGCATGGGTGCAGGCAGAGAAGACCTTTTAGAAGGTGAGATAGTTGATCCTAATACAGGAAAAACACAAGAAATATTAGTTAGTAACAATGAACACGTCATACCTGAGTATACATTATTTGCATTAGGTGGAGGAGACACAGAAAAAGGTCAACAGATGATGGATAATTTAAGAGCTGAAACTAAACCTATGGCAAAACAGATGGGCTATGATTTTCAAGGTGCAGAAGATGGTAGCATGAATTATGCTCCTTTGATGGCACAAGACGGCACAGATACTAAAGGTGAAGGTTTGATGACGGTAACTAAAGAATTATCTGATTTTATAAGAGGTAGTAACAGACTACTTTCAGAAGAAGAGTCTATGAAGCAATCTGGAGCAATCGTACAAAGATTTGGTCCAGATAAAGTAAGAGAGATGATTATGGCAGCTAGATTAAGAGAAATGGAAATGAATAAACAAAAAGGTATGATAACCAGATCTCCAGGTGTAGAAGTTTTTGATTTACCAACCATGGGTGCACAAGATGGTAGACAGACAGCTATGCCAGGACCAGGTATGAATTTACAAGAAATAATTAAGAAAATGATGGCACAGGGTAAATCTATAGAAGAAATTATGGCAATCATGTCAAAACTAAATATGGGTATGCCAAAACAAAGACCACCAATGGCTTTAGCACAAGATGGCATGGGAACTGAAGAAATTAATGGTTTAAA